CGTTGACAATCGTATTGTATAGTGTCGTATCATTGTGGCCGGACTTGTTGGTTCCCGCAACGACGTACTTTATCGTGGCCCGCTCGCGGGCGTTTCCCACGCGCCCGACCGCTTTCGCCACGAATCCGTCGTCCACAAATTTGCGGAAATCACTAGGCATGGACTTATACGCCGCCATTCGCATCGCATGATGCGCCGACTGCATGCTCGAGTCCCAGGCCTTCCCATCGCGCTCATAGAACCAAGTGAACCCGTCGCTCAGCGTGTCTGTCATCCACGTGCCGAGCTCGATAGCATTCATGCCAGATGCGAATGCTATCCTAGATCCATCAAAGTCCATCTCCGCGATGGCGAGCGTCCACGCCTTTTGCAAAGCGTAGAACTCGGCGCCGAAGCGCGCCTGGGTCGCGAGGTTGGGGTAATACTGGATCGCTCTGGCCTTAGTGAGTTTCAACATCACCTCACGTTTGACCATCGCGTTCAGGCGCCCTGGCATCAGAGTGTCCACACGCTCCGACGCCAGGATCGCTTTCTGTTTCCCTGCTGGCCATTTCGATAGCCAGCGACCGGCCCACTCGTCGATCAGTACGGCGTAATGCCGCGACACAGAGCCCAAACACTGCTCGATCGGTCGGATAATTCGCGACAGATCGGCAGTGAACGGCCGAGCGATCTTCAAGTGCCGGTTGCACAGCGCATTGTGAAGATTACAGGCACATTTGCGCGCAACGAGAGGAATTGCCGAGACTGGCCCCAAAATGGTGGCTCCGGTCTCGGACACGTTGCACGCCTTGCCTGAAATCCGCACGATGCGCGAACCAGGAGACAGACGAGTATCATCCCCATACCCCAAGCACGTAGTACTCGCCACATACGAACTCAACCGGTATTGCCCGTAAGGCATATCTGCGACGACAACGGAGTCGACGTCGAGCAGACCCTCACTAGTGCGGCCGATTCCGTCAAACGCGCTGGGCAGACCTCTTAATGAGGGCTGCCCATTGTCGTCGACGGGACCGGCGACGCCAGCAATACCCCGTGATCAAGACTGCTGCTGCCGCTGCTGCTCCGCTACGCGCGCCGCGATGGAACGCGGCCGCAACTAGCACTGATGACCCAACACCAGCTAGGACTGTCCAAAACCGGGATCGGGTCGCGCTGAGGGCGGCGGCGGCGGCTTCACGAAACGGCTGGTCGCGGATGCTGGCTCCAATAGTTTGAGCATCAACGCGGCGAGCACGGTCGAAAGCCGCCAGAATGGCTGGCGCGGCAGCGTCCAAACTCACACTCTCATTACGCAAGAGCGTGGTCACTGCACTACGCAAGCCGACATTGATGTCGCTTGCAGTGCCAGTGATCGGGACGCGGCTACACGCCAACTCGGCAGTCAATTGCACACGGTCGGGCCCCCTGGGAAGCGGCACTTCGCGCATCGGGGAAGGCGTGACGTCATAAGTCGACCTCACGCCTTGAATCACCCGAGTCTTACCGAAGCAACGCTTCTCAGTCCAATAAATCCATGAAGGGGGTTGCGTCAACAGTGCGGTCCGGCCTGAGCGCAGATCGCGAGTAATATCGCGATGCTCATAAGCCGTCCCACACGGTGCCGTTGGCTCCATGACCACATTTGAGCCCTCACGCCGCCAAGTAAATTCCCCGTGGAAATCTCCAAACTCGCCATCGAAGAAATGTACGATCGCGTATATGGGGACGCCCGGGGGCACAACAGCCAGTTGGTCGAAGCAATAGTACAAACTATGCCCGAACAACACGGCTGAGACAGGGACGGGAGCGCAGACATTGTTTTCACCCAAATGTCCGCACGCGCGCCAAGCGCGCGGCTCGAGGCAGCCGGAATTGCCAAACCTGTGCCCGCAAGTGTCGATGGTGTGCGCACGTTCGCCGCCACGGTAACGGTTCCAACC